GTATCCTTAACCTGAGAGCGAACCTAAGACTAGGATCACGGGCTTCATATTGCTGTGCCAAGCTTACATTATCTAACTGCGCCCAGTTTTGCGAAATATAAATGAGTTCCGAATTTGGCAACATCTGAACTGATTGTGACCAGGATCCCTGACACTGCATTATGTGAATAGTATCTGATTTTCGTTTTTACAATGCCCGTTGTGCGTACGTTTAAAACATCAGATGTTAAATATGTATCACTGAGCGCTTTTCTATCTTTAAGAATTTGAATGATAACCCTCCCACCCTCTGACTTAAGCCTTTTAACATATTGATTATATAACGCTTCTGCTTCAGAAGTTTTAGTTAGGGAGTCAACAATTAAAAGACTTATGAATTGCTTCTCTGGGTAAGAGATTGGATAGATAAATGATACAACCGAAGAAAGCCCGCCACATTGCGACATTGCCATATCATATTTATATGCATCCCGACAAATTTTATCATATTCTTTATATATCACTAAATCCTTTTCAATTAGCAGCTTCCGGTATGTCTTTGCAACTTCTCCCGCTAACTTTAGAATCTGCCGTCGTATATCCCGTCGCTCTTTAATCTTAGCTGTCTCCGCGTTCCACTTTGCTTTAAAGTCTGTAAACTTCTCTCCCATTACTTCTCTTTTTCCGTTCAACTCAATATTCCTCTGCTGTTCCCATTCAGCCCACTTTGCGGTCCACCGTGTATCCTCTTCCCACTCAAATTGATCTTCACACACGTTAAAATCCTGGAATTTAAAGGGATGGTGCGCTAAGTCGTTAAGAAAGTCTTCTATTGTGGAACCGAAGGTTTTATTGAGTTGCAAACTGTACTCTCTAACGTACGCTTCCATACCATAATTCTCTATCGCAATGCTACCTGTCGCACTGCCTGTGAAACTAGCATCCGCCTTCTCACGAAAAATTAACAGATTCAATTTCGCTGTACCTCGTTCATCTGAAAATCCAACGCCGGGCAAGAAAGTAGTTAACAAAACAAAAAGGTTGAATTCGCGCATCATATCTATAAGTTCCATGCTGGTCCTCTCTCTTAGATCCTTCTCAAAGTTCTTTATGCATCCAATATATAGCGAAAAATGTTTTAAAAATACCTCATAGAGCTTAAATCCTTTTTCTTCTGAGTAATACGCATCGTGAAGAAATTCCTGCACTTGACAGCTGGGAAAAGCGTACTTAAGTACACTTTCAATAGGTTCTCTTAGCGACAGGTCTACTTCATTTCGGTCAAAGAAATTTGTCGTACCTTCTGATTGGGATCGTTGTAATTCCACCATTCGATTATCTGCTAAGTGCCAGGTATTAAAAAGACTGCAATATAACTCAGCATACCGAATATAGATAATCCCCAGAGTTTCCCTAAAACCACAATTTTCTGATGAGATCCCTTGCTTGCCATATATGCGCTTCATCCTTTCATATCTCTTCCATTTCCAAATTAGTCGACTAGATTGTATGGATTCCTGTACTACCTCTATCAGACTCAAATGATTGAAAAGGTCATGTTTAGAATGATTATAGCTAGTCGGAAGTAACCTTGCATCAACTCCAAATCTCATCTCCTTCCCTAGTAAGGTATTGTAATGATCCCTGTTCATGGTATTTAGCGCCTTTTCTGCTGAAGTTTTCACTTGACGTCGTCCTAATGCATCTAACTCTAAAAAATTGTATTTATACTGCTTCGTCTCGGAATGATTCGTTCCATCACTTAATCGAGTTGTAACAGATTGGGAGTCAGCCTCATTCCAAAAATTGTCAAAATGTATTTTTGGTTTTGTATATACTAGCATATTCTGATTTTGTAGAATAAAGAATAGATTCACTAAATCGTCATGATATCCTCCATATCGGCATCGACTATTCAGGTGATAAAATGACGCTGTCATCGATCTGTGATTGGCGTAAATCTTTCCCTCTAAGTGGTGGAATGCCATTTTATTCTGTAAAATACCATTTTCTACAATTAAGTTTTGATTTCTATTACATCTTGTTATTGGATCAACACCTCCTTTACCTTCTTCAAGTTTCGCGATCGCGCTCGACAAAATCTTATAATATTGACGGTTTGAATTCGCCCCCTCATGCTTAAACTTAATCTGATCTGACAGTCGCGACGTCGTATCTTTTAAGCTTAAGAAACCATTCTTTCGACTCACTAGATCACTCGACCTATATGCTTTATATTGAGTAGTCTGTTGTCCTAATGCTTTAATCCCATCTACATATTTTATTCTATAATTGTCGATACCCACACAATCGTTTAACTCAATCACGATATCTACGTCCTGGCAAACAAAATTGTATAAATGCTGTTCTGTTTGTTCAATTCGCTTGACAAGTAGCAAATTCAGCTCCGCCATGGCTCTCAGATTTTAAAC